CGAATCTCCTCTTGCTCCTGTGGCGTTGGCTCCTTCGATTCGGGCTCTTGCTCCTTACTGGATTGATCCTCGGGCTCGGGCCCAGACTCGGCGTTCTCGGCGCCTTCGTTGCCCTGTTCCTCCGGTGGACCTTCCATCGCGCCCTGGCCAGTAACGCCGGTTTCGGCCAGCATCTGCTCGCGGAGGCCATGCATTGTTGCCAGGCTCACGTTCTGCACTCCCTGAGCGGCCGCCTCCTTCTTCATATCGCCATCGCCTTCGCCCTGGGCCTCCCTCTCCGCAAGCAGCCTCTCAAACCGCTTCTCCAGGTCCTGCTGGTGTCCAGACTCGGCAAGGGAAACCAGGCCGGCGGCGCGCTCGAAATCGGGACTCAGCTCCCAAAATTTAGCGGACCATCTGATGGCCGTCTTCTGGGCCATCGCCGGGAAGTAGGTAATCCAAGGTGTGCGCCTCATGCTCGCCGGCGAAAGTACTTTCTCTGGCTCATCGTTTTTCCATCGCTTCCAGAATATCTCCGTGCCGTCCTTGGCAATTTCGACCCGGATGTTCTTGTCGGCGAGAACATTGTTGCGGTGGTTATAAACAGCTTCGATTGGGTAGGGCTGCCCGAAGTCATAAAAGCCGTCGTGATAACGAATGGCGGCATAGACGGCAACCATCTTTCCCCTGGGCTGGCGAACATCCCATGTGTGGTCGAGAAATAGGTTCGTACCCAGCTGGTGCTTGAAGTAGTCGTGCTCGTGCACGATGATTGCTTCGATCTTCCTGACCGATGGGTCGCGCCGCGCGAGTTTCATCAGGCCGCGGTATTGAACCTGCAGCTGGGTTATTTTCTCCCAGTACTCTTTACCGCGCTCATCCTTCTTTTTATTGTTGCGCGCCTCGAGGTAAGCCTCACCGAGCGGTCCCTCAAAACGCACGCCGAGCGTTGCAGCTTCCAGTATGGCCGCGATGGTCGACGTTGGTGTTGCGATGAGCAGATCCTTGTCGGATCCAACATGCGTCAGTGCGGAATTAATCCACGACGTGGCATCGATTGACGAAGGTAGCGAGCCTTCGATCATTTCCTTCAGGCTGTCGCTCTCCAGGCGAGCTTTAATTTTTTCGTAATTCTCATTTCCCATATTCTGCCTCTTCCTTTCTTTGGCCTAGCCAAGTTTTTTGGTGACTGCTTCGGCTGCTTTATCCACTCCCATGCGTATTGCCCCGAGCTCCATCTCGAGCACCGAGGCATAGAGATCCGCACGGGCTCTCAACTCATCAAAAATATCAACCGCCTCCTCGGGATCAATATTGTTTTGCTTAGCGAAAGCTTCTAACTCAGAATGAATGGTCATTGTGGTCGAATCATCGTTCTCGAGGTAGGGATTCGCGTCGTTCCTTGGACCGTAATAGTTGAATTGCTTTATGGGCTTCCCCTGTTTCATGTACTTATCCAAGTCGAGATTGGGGAAGTCCGCTTGCAATGCTTTTTTGTCGAATGATCTCCGGCCGGCGACCATACGGTAGAGAAACTTATGCGGCCCTACATTGACCGCTTCCTCGCCGGCTTCCTGCATTCTGTGGGCCATTCCGTCCTTGGCCTGGTCGAGTTTGGCCTCGGCAACTGCTGCCTGCTCTTTGGCCAGTTTGAACAGATTGACAGCGTCCTGCCATTCCTTCTGCGTCATCTCCTTGTATCGGCCCTTGGTAGCTTTTTGCGAAACAGGCTGTTCGTAAATGGTATCCGCCGGCGGAACCCTCTTCATTACATAGTCGGCCCAAAACGTCTTGGCATTCTTGATTATGGCGCCGATCATACCCTGGTCGATTGGCAGCTCGACGATCTGCAACTGAACATTCTCCGGCTCGTACACTACCAGGCGCGTGCCTTTTATTTTACCAAGCCATTTCTTAGAGTCCTTTCCTAGAAAGGGAAGCTCGCAGACGTTGGCCAGGTGAGCAAGGTGTTGGGCCTGTACCATGTAGTATTCTTTAATGCCCTGGGTCTTGAATGAATCGCATACTCGCTGCACTGGCGCTTTGCCTTCATAAACCCACCCGTCCTCGCAAAAGCCATCGAAGTCGGCAAATAGCGGTGAATCAGGATCTTGAACCTGAAATGTCTTGAACCTCTCCTCGTCGGTGACCGGCGCGTATACCTTAATTCCTGTTTGCGCCTGGAACATTGCGACCGCCAATGGCTCGTACGTGTGGCCGCGGCGGAAGTTGGGATTTTCGCCTTCGTCCTCGACATCTTCCATCTTTATGTCTCTGATTTTGCTGATGTATAAATCGACGGCCGTCTTCTTGAATACCTTTTCAGGTGGCAATGCCAGCACTGGCGAATCGGACGAACCAACGCCATTCTGTCTACCTTGCAACCACTTCAAATGTTCTTGTTTGCTTAGTCCCATGCCTCTTCCTTTCTAGTTGTCGAGCCCTGGGTAGGGTTCAACTTCCCGGGTAAACCACGCCAGGTCGCTGTCGGCAGTTTGGCTGCACGCTCGTCTATATGGGCATGGCCCTGAGACACCAACGCACGCTGCCGGGTTCCGCGGCCAATGACCGCTCTTCCTGGCGATTGCTATTTCATCTGCTGTCATGTACGCATCGGAATTCCACTTTCTAAGCGCCTGCTCAGACGTTTCAACATGAATACGATATGCGAACGATTCTCCTTTTTCCCTTATCCTCTCAACGACCGGCTTACATCTTTGCCATTCCGTTGTAACATCCAATCCGTGCTTTCTTACCTCAGCTTCCCAAATATCCAAAGTGGTGTCGCACGGTTTTTTGCTCATGCCGCCCACGCCTGTTCCTCCGCATTTTTGACAGGCTGTCGTTCCCGACCCGCCATCATCTCCATACTTACCTTGCCCATTGCCCTTACATGAGCGGCATTTGACCGTCTCGGGCACCGATGGCGGTTTAATTCTGACAACATCGACTACTGCGGATAAAACAAAATCACCAATGAGACGGGAAGCGGCCCACATCATGCCAGGAATCGTCAGGTCCAAAGCGAGCTCGCGCTCTACTTCGACCGGGTCAGTTGATGAAGTCAACCTCCTGATCAACACGGCCGGCGGCAAACCATCGCGCTTAATTATACCATCGATCCTCTCGGCGAATTGCCACGGCGCGGTCCTTTTGTACGGTGTGGTATTATACGCCGGTTCGCCTTCTGGAATCCACAGACTATCGGTGGACAAATAGTCCACCATAGGCCGGCCATCGGATGTAGTTAGAAACTTCATTCCCTCGCCGGCGATATCAGCTTCGTGAACATCATTGTAGTGCGCGATGATTCGCTTAGTTTGCTCGAGCAACTCCTCGACCTTTTTAACATTTTTATTTTCAACTGGTGGCAGGAACGCGCTCTTCATTAGCTGCCTGGCATAGGTGTCCAGTACAGCATCACCGGCGCTTAGTACTCTCAGCTTCCCAATGCCGCGGGTCAATGCAAAATCTCGCTCACGCAATGCGGCATGCAGCGCAAACTTCATTGTCGGTGGCCAGGGCCACGGACGCCGGCGCTTCAGCCTGTAGTCCATCTCGTATTCAGTGTGGTACCTGGCGCGGCATGTACTGAAAGTTTCTAACATCCGTCGCGTGAATAGGTTAGGCGGCCTCACTTTTTTCACTTCGATCATTGCCTCCTCCTTGGCCGTTGGCTGCGGCCGTTCGGTCAGATTGACGTCGGCAAAAAAGCTTCGCCGTATTCCTCGGTCGTAACCTCCTCAAGTAGATCATCGGGAGTCACGTCCAATGCTCCGGCCATAGACTCCAGCACGGAGACTTTGGGATCTCCGGCATTGATGATGTATCTCAGGGATTGAGGACTTCTGCCCATGGCTTTGGCCAAATCTCGGAATGACCAGCCCTTTTGCCTGAGATAGATTTCGATTCGTGCCCTGAAGTGGTTTATCTGGGCACTATCCTTTTCCTTGTCTTTGCTCATGACACCTCCTATTTTTTATGCAATACAGTTGCGTTGAACATAGCAAATATTTTTTTATACAGCAAATATTTTTTGTTGGTATAAACAACTTGCTGAAATGCTATTCGCCGGCGTAGGTTTCAGCGTGCTGAGCCAGATAAAAAGCAAACGAATCGAGTGTTGCTCGCTGACTTGTTGTCGAAACATCCAGGCCGTCATCGAAAAAATGTTCCGCAAGATGAGCTGCCTTTTTAAACCCACGGCGAACAGCGAGAACCTTCACCGCTTCGCCGGCGTTTTCGGCCGGTAGGCCCAGAGCCTCATTCAGCCGGGCATGGACAAGGGCTATCCAGGCCTCCGCCTCCTGTCGTCCGCTGGTGTCCACGAGGTCAGCGTACGTGCTGCGTACTACGGCTCTCAGCTTGTTTATCAGCTTCCCTGCCCGGATGGCCGGGTCGTCGCCGGCGGCGCCCTCGGAGGCGTCCTCGGCCGGCTCGGGTGGGTTTAGAGCTTCCAGCCGATCCGCCACCCTGGTAACGGCCTTGACCAGCGCCGGCATGGTTCCCTCGTAGAACCTATTACCCATTACAGTTTGGAAGAATTGTGTTTCACTCATAACAGATCCTTTCTTTATTGACCGCGCGAACGGTCGATTCCTTCTTAAAGTTCGTTCTCGTTTAGCTCGGGCCTCCGAGTAGGCTCCTGAGCCGGCTCTCCTACAAAGGGCACCCCTGCCGGTAAAAGGGGACTCAGGAGCCTGCTAGGTAGCCCGAGCTGAGGCCTGTTTATCCGCCCATACCCGGCGGTGGGCCGTCGGGCATGAGCAGAGTTACTAGAGCCTCTCCGTCGATGTATCGGACCATGACCGGGCCTTTTTTACCCAGGGCCAGGACCGCTCCCTTGAGCCCTGTGGCCAGAGCGTAAATAACCTGTGCGGCCTCGTCCCGATCTATCTGACCTCCTTTCATCACGACCTCATGGAGCCGGTCGAACGATTTACTGATCCGCTTTGCGCCGTCTTTGGCGGTAATTTGGTTATCGATGACGAGGTCGGCGAGCGCCACCATGTGGGTCACTTCATTGCCGACAGCGAATTGGTCAATTGGTGGTAACTTTTTCTTCGCCATTTCTCAAACCTTCCCAAACAGGTGATGCATTTGCTCTTCATCCCTGATCGCATTGGCCAGGTGCTCAACTTCGTCGCTGAACTTCTCGTTTACTTCGCCTTTGCAGTAGGATCCAACCAGCACCGAATAGCAACTGAAGTCCAGCTCGGCCTTGGCCTGTTCATACGAATCGAGCCAAGCGTTGCTCACGCTGGCGCAACCGTCGGTTACCATCACGATGTCCGCGTTCTTGAATTCGCCGGTCTCCCGGATTATCTTCACCGCTGCCATTAGGCTATCCTCAAAATTGGTTCCGCCATCGGCGGCGAAAAAGTTGACCGCCTCGGTTATTGCCTCCGGCGTCATCGAATCCTTGCCCACAAACTTGTCGATCCTCAAAACAGCAGAGCCGAAATGAACTATCGCAAAGTCGCGGTTCTGCTGCCGGGCCACGTCCATGTACGCCAAGCAAACAGCGGCTGCCCAAACATCGGCGTCGCCGGTACTCATTGATCCGCTACTGTCCAGAACCATGACCACCGGACCTTTCTGTTGCTTCTTCCGGTCGGCCTTTTCGACGCACACGAGCGAGCGGTCGGCGTACTTCATACCGAAGATGTGACGCAAGGGCTCGGCTCCGTAAATCAGCTCTCGGTGGCAGAGCTTGGCCAGATCGTTGTCGGGTTTCCGCCCAACGCGCTCGCCGCAACCGAAGCGTGGCTTCTTGCGCTGTTCCTCGTTTGCGATCCTGCGAAGGCGGCCGGCGAATTCCGCGATGCGCCTGAGTCGGTCGTTGCCCTGAACAAGCTTGGCCAGTTTCGCGCCGGTCGCCATCTGAGCCTTTCGCCCTGAGTGCTGATCGGTGCCAATGCCAAAAGCGTCAAGCATGGCCTGTGCGTCTTCGATATCCTTGGACGCCTGTTTAACCGCTTTGCGAATGGCCTGTCTCACGTCGGTCGGGTCCATCTGGTCGGCTGCGGCTTCCGCTGCATCCCGCTTCTCCTCCAGGCCGTCTATCAGCTCGTTGAGCGCCTCTTCAATTCCCGCGGCCTGTTCACTGTCGCCGTCCTCTTCCGCCTGCTCGAGCAGCCTCTCTAAATACTCAATGGCGTCTTCGTCGTTTCGTACATCCTCTACCTTTTTATCTGGCGCTGGCACCTTGTGCAGCAAGGTATCAATCATGCTTGCGGTGACGACGCCGGCCCAGCGGTCGTTGCCAATGGTCTGGGCCCGAAGATCCTCAACCTCGGGAACTTGTCTCATGGCTGCGTCCAGCTTCTGAAAAACCTCGCTGCCCGAGGCCGGCTCTTCCAGGGTCTCTGGTTCTTCAGCGTGAAAGTAGTGAAACATCTCGCCGGCGAATTCCGGGAACGCCTCGTACCTTTTCGCCGCGACTTTTTCTGCCCCGTCTGCGGCCTCGTCAGCCATCTTATGGTCGTCCCAGAGATGGCGCTGAAAGTCGCTTGCGTTGTAGATGAGTCCAGTCATCATGCCCTCCTAAACCACCGGCCTGTACATGGTGATCTCGCGGCCCACTGCCGTCAGTTTGTTCAATGCCGCGTCCACTGCTTCGACCGCCTCTTTGACCGCCTCGTTGTCCGCTGCCTTTTCCTGAACCTCCATGATGGCGTCGCGCCGGCCGGCAAGCTGTGCGTTGACCTCGCCCATTTTCTTCATCGCGGCCGCCTTGGTGAGCGTCCCGGCTTTCACATCGTCCAACGTCGGCATTTCCCTCATCGCGATCCTCACGCCGTCGATGATGCTTGTTGCTCTGGCGCCGTAGGGGTCCGCTGCGTTGCCAACGGCTTTCAGTAGAGCAGGACGATCAGTGTGCTTTTTCCAGAGGGCATCAACCAGAACCAGCCAGTCGCTTGTGGTAATGTAATCGCGGCCGTTCATTGCGGCGCGTGCCTTTACCAACTTCGGCGCCTTGCCTATCCATGTTCGGTCGCTGGCAATGAACCCGACTTCCTCAACTGCTCGCTTGATCTTCATCAGGATGGAGGCCTCGTCTTTGCCCCAGGCCACCCGTTGCGAGAGTATGCGGAGCGCGTCCAGATCCTCGCGGTTCAATCTCGCGGTAACTTTCGGAGCGCCGTTTGCGATAAGCTTTTCGAGCTTATCCTGGTCGCCAATGTAGTCCAGCCAGAATTTCATCGCGAACCTGTCGTAGAGTGCGTCCAGATCCTTGTCCTCCGGGTACTCGTTGGAAGCAGCGAAAACCGACTCGAGCGGAAGCTCAACCACCTCCGGGCCGTTCCTCATTATCCGCTGTTCCATGCCGCGCAAGAAGGCGTTGAGCAGCGCGCTGCTCGACTTGAAAATCTCATCCAAGAACCACACTTCCATCTGCGGTGCGACGCCTTCGGTGTTTCGCCTGTACTCATCCTCTTCGATCATGGCCGTTGCGCTGAACATGCCCAGGATCTCCTCCGGTGTGGTGTCCTTCGCCACCTGGTGGCTGAAATAAGTTCGGCCCAAGCACTCGGCGAGCATCTCAGCGAAATCCGTTTTCGCGGTACCCGGAGGGCCCAACATGAGCAGGTGGTCGTTGGCGATGGTAGCGGTCAGCGCACCGTCCACCAGCGGCCCTCTTTCGATGAAGCGCGCCTTCATCTCCCGGCGCAGTTTGCTCAGCCTCTTGGAGAGGCCCTTGGCGTCCGTGTCAGCGACTTGCTCGGCCGCCTTCAACCTGTTTGCTGTCTCCGCCTTGCGCTCCTTCTCCGCGTCCTTCCGGCGCTGGGCCAGCTCATCGCGCTTGGTCACCTTCCCGTACTCCTTGACCAGCTCCTTGAGCTGAAGCTCCTTGAGTAGCTTCACGGCAGGAAACTGTTCCTCGTTGACGACTACGTCGGCCAGCGCCATCATTGTTTTTTCCATCTTCTCTTTTTTTGTCATCTGGGGTGCCTCCTGTTTTTATGGGTGCTTTATTGCATCCCGGACCGGGCCGGAGCCCGGTTTCGCCCTGTGCCCAGGGCTCATCAGCGGGTTACGCTACCCTCGCTTTCCCGTCGGTCTGGCCGGCGTCGTCCGTCTCTGTCTCGGCCTCTTTCTTGGCCTTCCTAGCTGCGGCCCTCTCCTCGGCTTTTGCCTTCTTCGCGGCCTCCTTCTGCTCGGCGGCCTCCTTGGCCTCGCGCTCCTCTTGCTCGCGCCGGGTCGTTATGTCCGCGGTCAAGCGGTCGGCTGCCATTTTAACCTTGCTGGTCAGGTCGTCGGTGAAGGTGCCGAGAATGTTGGTGTAAAGCTCGGCCTTGTTTCTCAGCTCCTCGAATTCCGCCACTCTCGTCTCCAAGGTGTTGGTGCGTATTCGGCTCCATCCCTGTTGCGAGTAGAAATCCAGAAGCTCGAGCACCGAGGCGAGCTGGGCTTCCAGGCCGTTGCGCGTGGCGGCCTTCAAGGACTCGATGGTCTCTTTGGTGTCGAACGCCGGGATGACAACCGTGGTCATGCCCAGGTCGATCATGAAGTCGTTCCAGGCGCGTACCTTGTCGGCGAAAACCGAAGGGATGTACCACAGGCCACCGTGGGGGAGCAGCGGACAGGCCGACCAGCTCCTGAAGGCCTGCTGAAAGCTGTTGCGAATGTCGTAGGCCAGGTAGGTTTCCGCCAGTTCCAGGTACGTGTCCTTGAACTTGATCGCGGCCGGGTGGCTGAAGTCCTCGGTCACGAAACAGCCGGCGGCGCTGGCGCCGTTTCGGTAGGCTTCCTTGTCGAAGCCGACCTTGATCTCGGTCTTGAACGCTGCGTCCTTGCTGGAAACCGCGTCGTTCTCGTCGTCCACAACTTCGCGCGCCACAATGGAGTGAACGATCTTCTCGGCGCTGTCCTCGACCAGGACCGCGATCCACTTGCGCTCGTTCTTGCCGCCTCGGTTGAAAACCTCGCTGATCGCTTTTCGGTAACAGGCGTTGGGCGTGAGCCTCGGCAGCGCCAGGTCGTCCACCAGGCCGTGCTTCAGCGCGGCTGCCTCAACCTGGGCCTTCGGTCGCGATCCTGCTATCGACCAGCCGCACAGATCTCCAAGGTGCTTGCCTTCGGCTTGAGCGATGGCTTCGGCAACGGACTTCACTCTGATCGTCGCTTGGGGTTTGGCCACCGTCGCCGGCGTTATGCCCAGCTCCTCGCAAAAAGTCGGAACCGGCTCGTCGCTACCGGGCTCCTCCGCCTTCGGCTCCTCCGCCTTCGGCGCTGGCGCCTGGGCTTTTTTCTCTGCCTGCTTCTTCGCCTTGGGCTCTTCGGCCGGCTTCGGCTCGGCTTTCTTGGCTGCTCTCGCCTTTTTCGATGCTTTCTCGTGGTCCGGTGCGGGTTTGGGCTCGGGCTTCGGCTCTTCGTTGGTTATCGCGGCCATCAGGTGAAACGGTGTCGCGTCTTTCGCCAGGCCGTAGGCCTCAATCATCTCGGCCAAAAATTTCGGCGCCACGCTCTCGCGCTGATCGCGTTTGCGCTTCAGGAAATTCCGGGCCACCTTCCGGGTTTTGGGGTGGGCCATGCTGTCCTTGTAGATCACTCGGGCGATGGCCATCATGATCTCAACGATGTCGGTCTTGCTCTCGGGCCTGGTGTTCTCTGTCTGGTTTGTCATAGCTGTCTCCTTTTTCTTGCAGGGTTGGCCTGCGTTGGTTGTTGCCGGGCTTCCGTCCCGGCCGTCTGCGTTTTTTGTTTTGTTATAATAATTCATAACGATATATTCTTACCTCATTTTTTAACCCTTGTAAAATATTTTTTTACTAAATAACATTTTTTTTATACAGGTTAAAAACCTTATTAATCCCCGTCGCTTGAGCCGGCCTCCTACTTGCCGGCCCAGACCTGAGCTACCTTCACGGCCTCGGACCTGATTTGCCTTGTTCGCTGTAACGCTCTGGTAGCTATTGTCACGTTGGCTCGAGTTGACCTGTCTATGTTATGAATGGCGTCGGCCAGTTCGAAGTACAGATTGTAGTCGAGTTGCTTCTTTTCGCAGGCCCAGCCCTTGCCCCAGTTGTCTTTGTTGATCGTGACTTTCCGCCTGGGTTTTTTCTTACCGTTCTCGTCGTACGGCAGCAGCGTGATATGCAGATGATAATCCCAGTGTTCATCCTCCTTGAGCGACTCGACTACGCACTTCCGGATCTTGTAGTTTGAAAGCACCAGCCACAGTACGTCGCCGGCCTTGATCCCAATCTCCAGTTTGTTCTCGTTGTCCATCTTTTACCAATCTCCTTCCTCGGCGCCGAGGGCGCCGCTAGGCCTTGTTTCTGTCATCGACCGGGCCACAGGCCTCCGGTCCCTCCCACGGTCCCCAGTGACCGGTGGAGAGTACCCAGTGGCGCATCTGGTCAATGTCGTACCGGAAGCACTTTTCCGGATCGATTTGGCCCACCCGGTAATACAGCTCCCTGGGGAAAACTCCCTCGCTTTCGGTGTCGTACACCATCACCAGCTCACACTTCTTGCCGGTGAGCTCGCCGAGCTTCTCCATTGGAACCAGAAATTCTATCCAGGCATGACCGTACTCAGCGAACGGCTCAACCGTAAGCGTAGGCCGGCCGTGCACAAGGGTCATCCCCTGTTCCCGGTCGGCAATCCAGGCGTCCATCAAATGCCGGCCTGCGCTGGCGTAGCAATCACCGGGCATTATCCGCCTCCTAACATTTTGTTTAGCGCACGCAACCTGTCGGCTTTGGCCTGTTCTTCCGCAGTCAGAGGTGGAGCCGGGTTTTCTCGCTGCCACTTCTGACCGTACTCGGCTTTAGCCAATTCCCATGCCTTGAGCTTCTCGCGATCCTTTCGGCTTCGCGGCCTGGGGTGGTTGGCTATCCAAGCTTTCATCACCAGATACCACCGCTGTTCCCATGCCTTCCTTGGTGTCAGTTTATCTGCCATTGTCGGTCCTTGTTTCTCTGCTTTTTGCCAGAATCTGCTCGCAAGTTTCACAGGCCTTTTGGTAGTTGTTTTGGTCAGCCTTGGTCATGCCGTGCATCCAGCTTATTCCGACATCCAGGGCCCAGATGATTGCATCAGGAGCGCAGTGCACAATCACTTCGATGTGCTTTTGGGTGGCCTGCGAATAGAACTTTGGGATTAAGTAGTACTGCGGCACCAAAACGTAGTACATCAGGTCTCCGAGATCCTCCTTGTGCAGAAATGCAACCAGGGCAGTGGCGCCGTCGACGGCAATGACCTTGGCATCGACCATGCGCGTCTCGAGAAAGTCGTCGTCGGAGTTTCCGACATCTGAAGCCAGCTTAACCTTTTCGCCACGCGACAAGCTCCTGCTTTCCATCTTTTTCTCGGAATCGGAGCGTGCTGTCACAGAGGCCCAAACTGAGCGCAGAATGTCGACCGCTCGGTCCACTACGTTCAGCTCGAAATCGTTCATGCCGTCCATGCCGGCGTCGAGCCCGTCTTTTGGCGTCAGTATCTTAATTGCCTTGCACAGCGTGCCGGCCGCTCGCTTGCTGGCATCCGCGAATTGGCATGCCTCCTTTTGATCGGCCGTCATAGGCACGTCCATGAACCTCACTTCAATAGTGGTGTTGGGGTCCCTTTTCATTTGTTCCCTCCCTTCTTCACTTCCTTTATTAGCGTCGCCGGTATCCAGCGTACCAGCCTCTCCTTCTTCGGTTTGATTCCGGCCACCAGGTAGAGCCCCATGCCGTCCTGTTCGCGCTTTGCGTTGCGCGCCTTCCGCCTGTCCGCGTCCTCTCGCTCGATCCCGATCTTGCCCGTGCGGTAGTTTATCTTTATCACCTTTTCCCAGTAGGTTCCGTTCCGGTATCCGATCAGCACTTCGTCGCCGACCGAAACATCCGTGGTAGTGATGGCCTCGTAGCCAGCGTCCGCCTTGTCCGCTATGACCTTCTCCTTCTCGGCCTTCCTGGTGTGCAGCTCGCCGCCGGCGGCCTTCACCTGGCCTTGCTTAAACTTTTCCGTCACATCGCGGAGGAACAAGCTCTCGCCAATCGCTGTGAAGCCAAACACTTTGCCCATGTCTTCCATCGGCGCCAGCGTATACTCGGTCATGCCAGCGAACCGTCCGCGCTGAACCCGGCGCGTGCTGACCACCGTGCCTGTCACTGTTCCTCGGCGTCCGCGGATTTCGTAAACTCCACCTACCTTAGGTTGTATTTTTGTGGTGTTCATCTCAGTGCCTCCTAGTAGCTTCCGTAGCGTTTTACGTTTTTGCCGTCGCGCCCTGTCATCCAACTGATCTCCAAGAGCAACCGCTCAACGAATTCTATGAATTCGGCGTGGGACCTGGACTTGCAAATATTGTCCAGCGTGGTGCCCGGCTTGCCGCCATCGGCCCAATCTTTGCGCCGCACTATCTCACGAACAGCTTCGTCACGCATTGCGGTGACGAACCTCTCGATCTCTTCCAGCCTTCCCACTGGTCCGCCTCTCATGTGCTCGTTGTTTGCCGGCTGCAGGTTATTGAACAGCATCTCATACGACCGCTGCAAGTGAGCGTTAATGCCGATGCTTTCAACTACCCAGGAGAATTCGTAGGATGGGTTCTTGCTGAGCCGTTCCATCTGCTCGGCCAGATACTTTTTCGTTTTATTCAACTCGCGCTCAATCTCACCCAATATTCTGACCGGCCGGCTATAAATCTCGGCCTCGCGCTTCCGTTGCACTTCAACTTTGAACCGCTCTATGGATTCCACTTCCCTGTCCCAGGCGTCCTGCTCATCGGTGTCGAGTCCATACCAAACGTCGCCCAGGTAGTGCTTTTCGTGGGCATCAACCACAGCGTCCATTTGCTTCGCGTTCAGGCTGTCGGCTTCCCCGCTGTGAACCAGCTCCACCCAGCGCGCCATGCGAACAAGCGATTTGCAGAAGCTGAAAACGCCTGTTTCCAAGGAGAGCTTTATCGTGTTGCCGCTGGCCTCGGGAACAATCTCTCGCTCAGTCAAGCTGAACTTCATTCCCTCGGGGTTAATTTCGGCGAACACCAAAACCCTGTGCATGAAGTCACGAACCTCCGGGGTTCCAAGCCTGTTGGTGAACTGATTTGCTTTTACTGAAATTTGGTTTGTCATCTTTCTTGCCTTTCCGTCGGCGCCCTCGGCGCCGGTTAAGCCGGCGTTGCCGGCAGGGGTTTTAATTGCTCGTATCAAACGCAAACTGGTTGTCCTCCGGTACCGCATACGCGATGTTCGGAAACTTCATCATCACTGCGTCCATAAAATCGTCGGCCTGCTCTCGCGAGCGGAACGAAACCTCAATGCCGCTGTCGGAAAAATTAACAATTCTTCCGCCCAAGTTCCTCGCTGTTTTTCTAATAAAATTTTTCATGGCTGCTCTCCTTGTGGCGGCGCGTGGCCGCCGGTTGTTTTATCTCCCTGCGTTTGCTGCGCCTTCTGCGATCCTCATCCAAAGCTTGGCGGAATCGGTGTGCCCCATGCTCTCCATCCGTGCTGCGTGGTTCAAAGCCTGTTCGCTGGTGGCCTCTCGCCTTATCCAATAAGTTGATCGGGTTCGCCGTCCTCCGCTCACTTCGCGGTCCCAATAATAACCCTTGTCAGCTTCGTCATCTCGGGTCTGCTCTGCTAGCTCGGCCGCCAGCGTTGGGCTCTTCCAGGCTTCAGAAATTGTCACCTCGTCAAGCTTCAACTTCAGGCCCTTCTCTTCAACTTGTAGGCCTGCTGTTTTGGCGCCTTCGTTGTAGACGAACCCGGTCACTCGGCCGTAGGTGAAAACAATGCGCTCGCGAAAATCGATCCGCAAAACAATGAAGCGCCGGCCGGTGGTTTTAATGGTTGCTAAGCGTAGATTTTCCGGGATGAAAATTTTACGTCTTGCCATTTTTCCGCTCCTTTTTTTGTCTGAATTTCTTTTCATGACTAATTAGTAGCCCCTTTTTTAACCCTCATAAAGTATTTTTTTACACGGTATAGTTTTTTATAACCTATAAAAAACGCGAGGGCCTTCAACGGCAGGCCGAAACAGGGCTCCAAAAAAATGCGAGCCGGGCCTAAATTGGGGGTTTTTTTGGTGTTCTTTGGGGGACTACTGGGACATAGTCAGGAGGTGATAGACGTAGCCTGAAGCGGCAACCGCAGCTCCAATCAGGCCTCCTATCCAGAGGATCGGCCGGGGAATTTCATAGTGGCCATTCGCACTGTTTCTGATGATTCCACGACGCTGAGTGACGATGGTTCCGGTGTGTTCTTCGAGGTGCTGACCGATCAGCGCACGTGCGTTAATCTGATCGCTGGAGCCACCACTTTCAGCTTTCCTCATCGCGCGCCGGCGAGCTGGGCAATTACCTTCATGTTCTTTAAAATCTTGGGCAATTTTTCCAGGTATTTCTTTCACCGCTGGATTTATCTCATCGCGGATCTCGTGCCATACTCCTTTGATAGATTCGGCCTGACCCGATTGGACTCGCCCCATCTCCTGCACATCTCTACGCATACCTTTCATCTCACTGGTAATGGTTTTAAGTGTGACTTCGAGCCCGGCAAATGCCGCACTACAAGAAGGCAGCAATGAATGTTCACTGATGGGGCTTGCTTTGGGTGCATGAAATGGTGGTGGTGAATCGCTTCTGCCAGCCATGAGATCCTCCTGTGCCCGGTTAACCTTCGCCGTCAATCTGTGCTTTTATTGCCGCCTTTACCTGCGCCACTGTTCGCTCAGAGAGCCCTGCCTCAACGCGCAGAATATTTATTTCCGACAGCGTTACCATGACTAGAGCTCTGTATGCTCGCTCGAAAACCCCTTTCCATTTTTGTGCGGCATCCACCAGATCCTTGGCTTCGGAAACGGCCGCTGCCAACTGAGCGGCATAGATCGCGGCATCGACTGCGTCTTTTTCTGCCTGGCTCATCTCGAGCACTTCGTCGTCGACAACCTTCCAATATTTTCTCTCCACTGATTCCAATGCGCTGACGTCAGGATCGTGAAGCCAATCGACCTCCGAGTAATCCGGTGTATTGACGCTTTCTAGATACTCGTAGGTCGTTCTGTTTATCACGTTTGCCATTATGCCACCTTCCTTCTACCGACTATTCCCGCTGCGTATGGGAAATCCTCTTGCAGGGAATCGCCATCGTTCTTGTTGTTGGAAATGTCGCGGAGTGTTCCGGTTCCAATTACCGTCGCCGGCGGCAATTCATTCAATGGCCAGCGTGCTATCTCTCCGTAATGTATTGAGTCGCCACCACGCGCCTTCCATAGCGCGGAGATCTCGCTGGCGCTGAGAACCCTGTTCCAAATTCTGACGTCCTCGATCAGGCCATCGAATTCCCGGTCGTAACTCCAATCCTGTTGGCCGACCAAGAGCCAGCTGTCGGTGTCATCGGATTCACCTCCGCTGCCGGCATTGTAGTTGACGGTGCCTATTGCCTGGCCATTGACATACAGCACTGTTCCGCTCGACTGGTACGTGACCGCGACATGCTGCCATTCATTAAGTGTTATTGCATAGTTGGCGCCTCGCACATCACAATCAATAATGCTTCGGAATTGGCTGAATGCCAGCGTTTGCGTTCCGTTTGGACCTCCGCCATTTGCGAGAAATAAAAGCCATCCTTCACTGAATGTGGTATAGCTCTTGGATATTATTCGTCCGTAGTTACCCTCACCCCATCCGAACGGAAGAATCCATGCCGAGAGCGTTTTGGTGGTTATATTCCTCAGCGTTGTAGGATCGTAAAAATTGGCGCCGTCGCCGGGATATGATGTTCCGTTGAAATAGCAAGCCATTAGGTCCACCCAATCTGCAGCCTGGACAGCACCCAGTCGCCCGACAGCGTGTCTCCGCCGTCGATGGTGTCGCGCACCAGCTCTAGCTGGGTCAGCCTCCCGGCAGTGATGCCCAGCGTCGACAGCGCGATGGTCTGCGAGTCGTACTGCCAATATTCGTTGGTTGGGAATGACAGGTCCGTCATTTGGTATCCGCCCGACCAAGAGCCGACAGCCGAGTTGTCGGGCAGGTCGCGCTTGTACAGAAGCAGAGCCACGCCACTCGTCCCTCCCGGTGCCGTATCGGCGCGAGAACGAATCGTGATAACAATATTTGTAGCGCCACTTGGCGGCTGCACCAACAGACCACATCCTTCCTCATCAGTGTCATCGAAATTCAGAACGGAAAGGGCCGAATTGTTGCTGTCCGCAGCGAGTGCCGCATTGTCAGTTACGGCCCAATCTGAGCTCAGCGGCAAGTCCAGCATGTCGGCGTCGTAGTATTTCGTGGGGAACGAAGAGCTGGCCCCAGGCGCCGCCCAGGTCCCGTCGGCGCGCAGGAAGTTCGTGGTTCCGCCGCCCAATTTCGGCAGCAGGCCGTGCTGGCTGGTGGTCGCGTTGAGATCGGTGTTGTCGTCCGGCGTTGCCAGGTCGTCGAGTTTTATCGAATCTCCTCCACCGGACTGGTGACTTGATGCATGGTAGGCCGGCGTTCCTCCGTCGGGAGAGGCCCAACTGCCGTCAGCGCGGAGGAAGTTTGAGGTTCCGCCTCCAAGCTTGGGCAACAAGCCGTGTTGCCCAGTGGTTGCGTTCAAATCCGTATTGTCGTCTGGCGCTGCTAGGTCGTCGAGTTTTATTGCATCGGCGCCGCCAGATTGGTGAGTTGAGGCATGAGAGCTTGGTGTTTGCGGGTCGGCCAGTGTTCCGCTGAGGCCGGCTACGGAAATCTCATCGGATCCACCGTTCTCGTGTGTAGATGCGTGCGGATCAGGGGTACCGCCGGGAGGCGCCGCCCAGGTGCCGTCAGCACGCAAGAAATTGGTGGTCCCGCCACCAAGCTTCGGCAACAGGCCGTGTTGCCCGGTCGTCGCGTCGAGGTCGGTATTGTCGTCCGGCGTGGCCAAGTCATCCAACTTGATAGAATCAGCTCCGCCAGATTGGTGACTCGAAGCGTGCGAAGAAGGAGTCTGAGGATCGGCCAATGCTCCGCTAAGGCCGGCGACTGACATCTCATCAGCTCCTCCGTTCTCATGCGTCGATGCGTGAGAAGACGGAGTTTGGGGATCGGCCAGTGCGCCGCTCAACCCAGCGACACTCATTTCATCAGCACCACCGTTCTCATGCGTTGAAGCATGCGCCGCCGGCGTTCCTCCATCTGGTGAAGCCCAACTGCCGTCAGCACGGAGGAAGTTAGCCGTGCCGCCTCCTAGCTTCGGCAACAGGCCGTGTTGCCCGGTCGTCGCGTCGAGATCGGTATTGTCGTCTGGTGCGGCCAAGTCGTCGAGCTTGATGGAATCAGCACCACCGGATTGGTGAGTTGAGGCATGAGAGCTTGGTGTTTGCGGATCGGCCACTGCGCCACTGAGCCCGGCTACACTCATTTCATCAGCACCGCCATTCTCGTGAGATGATGCATGGGACTCAGGCGTTTGCGGATCGGCCAGTGCGCCACTGAGCCCGGCTACAGAGATCTCGTCAGAGCCACCATTTTCATGGCTGGAAGCGTGCGAGGCCGGCGTGCCTCCATCGGGAGCTGCCCAGGTTCCGTCGGCGCGCAGGAAGTTCGCTGTGCCGCCTCCGAGTTTCGGCAACAGGCCGTGTTGCCCGGTCGTGGCATCGAGGTCGGTATTGTCGTCCGGCGTGGCCAAGTCGTCGAGCTTGATGGAATCGGAACCTCCCGACTCATGGCTGGTATGGTGCGCCGCTGGCTGCGCGGCCGGCAGACTTCCAATGCGAATCTTCTTTTTATTGTAAGAATCTGCTGCGTCCTCGATGAGTAGCACGTCGGTCGTGACCGGCGTTCCCTTTTCGGTGATGGGATAGATCTCGGACGCTACATTGTCGTGAATTGCATCGGGATCATTTCGATCATCGGAAAGCCTTGCATCATCGCCGGCGCATGCCTGCTGAGATCCTGTTCCCAGCGTTCGCAAACTACCCGTGCCGGCCGCGGCATCGATTGCCATAGCATCGGCGCCGCCGGCGTCGTGAGTGGAAGCGTGCGAACTTGGCGTCTGGGGATCGGCCAATGCTCCGCTCAAGCCGGCCACAGAGATCTCATCCGAACCACCATTCTCGTGAGTCGATGCGTGAGCTCCAGGAGTTCCTCCGGAAGGTGTTGCCCAGGTTCCGTCGGCGCGGAGGAAATTTGCCGTGCCGCCTCCGAGTTTCGGCAACAGGCCGTGTTGCCCGGTCGTCGCGTCGAGATCCGTGTTGTCGTCTGGTGCGGCCAAGTCATCGAGCTTGATGGAATCAGCACCACCGGATTGGTGAGTTGAGGCATGGCTGGTTGGCGGCCGCGAATCATTCTTGTCGTCTACCTCTATATTTTTATCGGGCAGTGTCACCGTCCTTTTATAGCCAGAGGAAATGCCCGAAAGATCGAAATCGGCCTGCTTGGTCGGATCGGCGTCATTGAATAGGCCAAAGTCATTATCACTGAAAGTTGTTCCCGCGGCATCACCGGCTGCCGCGAATGCAGAAGTGCCACGCCAATCAATGTAATCTGCTCCGGTATCTGTAGTTCTAATGCGACCTTTTACACTGTTGGCGTAACCGTCTGCGGTCTGGAAAATGAAAGTGAACAGCTTGACCATTTCTTGTGAGGCCCAGCGGCCCAGAACCAGCCGATTGATTTCTTCTTCTGCCGCTGCCCTAGCTGCTGCAATGTTTGCATATTGGGCCTGTCCCATGAAGGCAATCAGTTTACGGCTTTCAACCGAATCATTGGACGCCAGAACATGGCATAGAACAAAGTTGTTGTTCGTTACCTCGGCAACCGACCACGATCCTCCCGAAAGCAGATTGTATGCCAATCTTCCACTGCCAGTTGTCCTCACAGAAAATCCAGAGTTGATTACCTGCCTGATATTTGGCGAAGCCTCTGAGCCTTCGAGATGATATATGGGCAATCCGGTCGTGGAACCAACGCCGGCGGAATCCGTGTACACATCCTCGTCGGCCATTCTACCCGAGCTGATTCCGAACTGTGCATGGACGTCCAGATCTCCGTTGCCGTCGGCCACGACGTTGGTCGCCCCGTTCCCTGATATGTACTGCGCACCTCGCGTCAGGTGCAGGTTGATGTGCGTCTCGGGCGGCATCACAAATGAGTGCGACTCGTAGCCTAGGTAGATTGCCTTCGAGTTGGTGGCATCCCAGTAGATGAAGGCCACCAGCGTATTATCCCTCAGCACCGAGGCAATCTGATCGCCGGTGGGGTTCACCGTCTCGGTCAAGGTGTTGCCGTTGTAGAACACCATGTGCAGACCCTCGGCGGTGGAGATTATTATGCTGTCCGAGGTCTTCTGGTATTCCCAGATTCCTTGATACCAAGTGAAGGAGGCTCCTGTGGGCGTGATGTCGAGCTGGCGCGTGCCGTCGGTGAAAGTCAGGTCATACTCATACTGATCGTTCCAGCCGAACCTCATGTTCTTCGCCATGATGAAGCTGACCGGCGCTGAGTATTCACCCTTTCCGTTCAGGAACTGGTGCTCGTTGCCGGTTAGCGGCAGCTGCGGCTGGATGTCCTTGAACGCATCGGCCGCGGCTATTGGACTACCGGCAGGACCGTCGATCCGCGTAACATCATCGGCCACTATTGCCGCTGCCAGATCCGCACTGTTCACGATCTGCTCGGTATCGAACATTGTCAGCAGATCTATTTCGTCGCCACTGCCTTCAACCGTCAGGCCGAGGTCATCGATAGTGAAATCGCCGGCCGGCGTTCGTCTAATCCAAAACTCAGCAGCCATTGGCTCCTCCTTGTCCTACTGGGAAGCGGACTCCTTTTTCTCTTTCTCTTTTTCTTTTTCAATCGGCTGCACCGGATTGGCCATTTCCTTCAACGGCTTGCCGGTTTTATCGGCGCTGCTGAAGTTCTTTTTGCCGTCAAACTCGTCCTTGGCATCCTTGGTTGCGACATTGGAATACGAGGTCTTCATGGAGTCGATGAATTCCTTGTGCTTTGCCAGATCCAGATTGGCGTCGCCTCCGGCCGCCTCGTATATTCTCCTGTGCAGAATGGCGCGAAGATGAGTCATGGGGCCTTTTAATTCTTGGCCTGGTAAAATGTAACTCCTCGATTTGCAGTTGGGACAGAGGGGCAATTCGACGCCGACAAATCCGGCTCCTTCTGCCAGTATGATGTCGTTTTCCTGAATAGCCCTTGTTGGCTCATGCCCAAGCTCTTCGCATCTTTTGCATCGAAAGGTGATGGTTTTCTCTTCGCCGTTATATGATACTAATCCCATGGGGTCCTCCTCCTATACCGTCATGTCCAGCTCAAGCGAGCCGTAGTTCCATGCCTGGCCGTATTGGGCTATGGCGTCGCAGGAATCCGACACCGTGCATCCGTATGAATCAACGCCAACAACCGACGGAGTACCAGACCAGTTGGTTTGGCTGTCTGGACTGACGGTAATGTCACCACTCACCAATGCGGAGGGCATCTTGGCGTGCCAGGTGCAGGCACAATGATTCGTCATGACATGCGATGCAGTTCCAGTATTGTAAACGTGCAGTGCATATCTGACGCGGTCGTAGAATTGGAAACCGCTGGTGCTTCCGGCCAAGGCGAATACGTTCATTGCGATTGTGCCACTCGTATCGCTGCCCAGGCTGATATTGCCAGTCCAATCGAGATCCGTCCAACCACCAGAAATATGGTTGGGATCATCCTTGTCCATTTTCTCCAGGTAGAGCCCTGAACTGGACAGCATCAGGACGTACGAGTGCTCGTTGCTGAGAATGTATTTCCAGACCGAGCTGCCTGAATCCCAGTAGCAGTTGTACGCAATGGCGATGGCTCCGCTAGATCCCGAATACCATATCCCGCCGCGAAGCGAGCTATGCCTGAAGATCGGGAAGTAGTGGCCGGACGTCGTCTCCTCGCCGCGGACATAGGCGCCCTCGTCGGCGAGCCTGATGATCGCGTCGAATATCCAGTTGGCGGTGATGGTCTCCGCGCTCGCTATTCTTGCGCGGTCATTTATTGCCGCGAGAAGTGCGGTGATCTGCGCGGTCAATGTTCCACCAGCGAGACCCGTTGGCGAATCCGAAATCGCTCCTCCTCCGATTCTGGTAGCTCCCGGTGTTCCGGTGGTTAGCGCAAGGTCATCGATCATCTCCTGCATCGCGGCTTGTACATCGGTAGAAGTCAGGAACGAATATGCGGCGAAGGTTATCGCACTCGCCGGGTGGTACGGCGCCGCTCCTCCGATATGGGAGTTGAGATCTCCGCCGAGGCTTGCGAGGACAGCCGCGAGGCTCGCGCTTGCCCAGTTCGTGACGTAGGTCCACGCTGGCGAGTCGAGCGCGCCGATGTGCTCCGTCCCAGCCGGCGTCGCTCCCGCCTTCGCGAGATCGAACACTATCGCGTTCAGCGCGTCCTGCATGGTTGCCGGTGGCGGTGAAGATCCCGCTACGGCGACCGATCCAAACCAGGTAGCTCCGAATGAGAACGGCAGTGCGCCACCCCAGCTCTCGATCAGCGCGAGCACGTCCTCGAGGCCCTCCTTAGCCGTGCCGTATACTCGGCTGCCCAATACACTGCCCAAGAAACGAACCCAGTCCTCGCGCCGGCTGAAGTCCATGTCGCCGTTGACTATCGCGGTGAAGCCGTTGGTCACCAGAATGTCCACGAGTAGTATGGCATCGTCCATCAAAGGCGGTGGTACGGCCGAAGCTGGGGCGGCCTCGGCGCCGAGCCTGACGAACAGCTCGAATGACTCGAGCTGCTTGGTGTAAACCTGGATATTATTGCCGTCCAGCGCCGGGTCCGTCAAGTTGCGGTTGAATCTGAGGAATACCGAAATGTACCGCTGATAGGTGGCCGTGGGCGGATTCGAGTCGGTTCCAAATTCATCTTGCGAGCAATCGACTACGCTCAGGAGATCTGGAACGTAGCATCGCTGGCCTGATTTATCGAACGCCGTTCCAGGCCCGGCAATATCCACGTTCTTGTCCGGTGTTGGCGCATGTTGGGTAACGGTTAGACCATCGACGATTCCGACCATGTCGTTGTCGACGGAGATTCCATACATTGCCGACTGGACGCGGTCAAACGCCCAGTCCATCTGACCCTGCGTCACGATTTGCTTGAAATACCAGTCAAAAATGTCCATGTTCTCTCCTGATCACTCCGCCAGTTCAGCGGTTTCGTCTAGTGCATCAACGCCAAGTACCCAGCCATCTGGCCATGGCAGCGTTTGCGCCGTTCTTATTTCGATTAAATGGGTATGCGCCGGCTTCATGTACTCGGCCACCTTTCGCACTATTGACGTCTCCTCAGATGTTAGCACGTTCTGAGTCTCGATGTCGAACGAGTACATGGTGTACGAGTCGTCCGGAGCCAATATTGCTCCGCCGGTTGATCCCACCATTTGCGTATCGAATTCCAGGGCATCATTTACCGAGCCCCCACTTATTTCTACCGAGGCCTCGACGCCGGCCTTGTTGCTGTAAATAGACAATTGAGCCAGGTCGGTTCCCTGCTGTTCGGCCGTTGGCAATCCTAGAGCGGCCTGGACAGATCCGGATTGAATCTCCAGGCTCGCCATATCTCCTCTGACGACGGTTTCAATAGACACCTTGGATGAAACTACCAGGGCCAAGATGAGGTCCGCCAGGGCCGAATTCAGGGCGCTGACAATCTCTTCAACTGTGGCTGCCCCAGGCGTGGCGATGTCATCGGCCGTGAAGATCACAGTATGCACCGTGGGATCATCGCCGATAATCATTCCGAGCGAATCGCCAGGCGAAATGGCAAAGGTCCCAAGGTTGGTTCCCGCGGCGAC